ACAAGTGATCTGATGCAAACGCATCAGTTGTGTCAGTACGTGAGGCGCGGTTGCCATCTTACCTTTTAGAGAAGCGAGGGCCGCGGATTTCATAGTCGCGTAAGCTTTAGTTTGTTCTTCTGTTAATTCTACTTGTCTTTCAACATAAGTTTTAGGAGGTAAGTCTAGACAGTCTTCTTTCAAACAACGATAAGAAAACTTCTTTAATATCTCTGATAACTCATCAAGACGTTGATATCCTGTAGGTATTTGTACTCTACGTCCACCAAAATTTCTATCTACCATAATTGCATATCTATTTCTGTAAGAATAAAAGGAACCGAATCCTAATAGTTCTTCATCAAGAAAACCACATTGCGTGTATAAATCCAAGGGACTTTTTGTCACAGGGGAACCTGTAAGAATTCTTCTGTATTTAGCGTGCTTACCTAGATTGCAAATAGATTTAGTTCTTTTTGCACTAGGTGTTTTTATGGTAGTTGACTCATCGACAGCCATAAGAGTCTTGTGGCAATTGATAAACTTTGCGGCAAACTCAAGGCCCTTTTTTGTCGAAAATGCTTCTACATTCATTACAAGGATGTGAAGGTCATAGTCTACTTTAAATAATTGTTGATACTCTTTATCCTTTGTTTTAGATGTAGCCGCAGTCCATAATACCGTTTTATGATCTATGTGACTAGCTAAATGATTTGGTATTTCTTGTGAATACCAGTTTCTGTAAACACCTTTTGGTGCTATAATTAACGCCCCATTTATTTTACCTTTATCATACAGCATAGCCATATTGTCGACTAATACTTTTGATTTACCTGTACCCATTTCCATAAAATATGCGTACTCTTTTTTATTCCACGATTTTTCCAATGCAGTTATTTGATGTGCATAGGGTTTAGTTTTAAATTTATATTTCATAATTATTTTCTTCTTTCTAGTTGACAAGTATATAAAGCCTATGGTAAAGGTTGTCAAGAAATAAGAAATGAAAAATAAAATATTTGAATTGTACAAACCTAATTCCTTACAGGAGTTTTTAGAATTTTATAAAAACAACCCTGAAGAGAAATTTGTTTATGTGATTCAACAACCAGCGCCTAACATAAATATATTAAGTGCGTCTGATTTTGGTTATCTTGTAATATGTTTGCCTAACAGAGACCAGGCAATATTATCTACTGCACCTTATGTACAGAAGATGAAAAAAAATTTACAAGATTTTCGAAAGCACGATTATTTACTAGCAGTAGGAGATCCTGTAATTATAGGTATATCAACTGCAGCAGTAAGTGAAGTGACAGCAGGACAATTTAATATGTTGAAATGGGACAAAAGAGAATATAGATACTATCCTCTAGAAGTAGATATGTATCAGAAAGGATAATATGAGTGAAGTAAGAAATATGATGTTAGAAGATTCAAAAGATCTTTTAGACAATGTTGAAGCGTCAACAGTTGCACAAGAATGTGTAAAGTTAAAACAAAAAGAAGATGAGATTGCAGCATTAGAAGAGCAACTCAAATCTAAAAAAGCAGAGGCTGATGATATCAGTTCTCGTGTCATACCAGAATTATTACAGGAACAAGGACTATCAGAATTAAAGTTAGCTGATGGTTCCAAAGTCGCTGTGAAAAAAGAATATAGATGCACTCTTCCTAAAGATGAAGATAAGAGATCGCAATGCTATAAATGGCTTCGTGACCAAGGTTTGGGGGACATTATTAAAAACAATGTCTTCGTTACTTTTGGAAAGGGAGAAGATGACAAGGCGGAGCAATTGCTCAACCTTGCGGCAGAGAATGGTTTTCAACCACAACAGAAATCTGATGTGGCTTGGATGACATTGACTGCCCTATTTAGGGAGCGTATCGAGTCCGGGCTCGATATGCCTTCCGATGTCTTTAGTACTTGGATTAAAGACAAAACTAAAATCACCCGGAAATAACTATTGGAGAATGTATAATGGCTAATGAAATAAAAGCTAAACAAGACACATCACTAGCGTTGTTTGGTGATGACGTATCCAAAGGTTTTGAGAATATGACGCAAGAAGATATGGCGTTACCATTTGTCAGAATCTTGGGACAACTATCACCGCAGGTAACTGAAGGTGATGCAAAGTATATAGAGGGTGCCAAACCTGGTATGATCTATAATACTGTTACCAGCGAGTTATACGATGGTAAAAAAGGTATCAAGATAATTCCTTGCTACTACAAAAAAGATTATCCAGAATGGTCGGATAGAGGGGATGGACCAGGTGCTCCGGTTGCAGTCCACCTACCGAACAGTCCGGTAATCACAACAGGTAAGAGAGATGGCTCAAAGATTAGATTGCCTAATGGTAATTATCTTGAAGAGACAGCTTCTTACTACGTAATGATTGAGACAAAAACAGGGGGTTATACTCCTGCTTTGATTACTATGAAATCAACTCAATTAAATGTCAGTAAAAAATGGAATTCTATGATGAAAACCATACAAATTGCTGACGGCAAGGGTGGATTTGCTATCCCTCCTATGCACGGTGTTGTCTATAATCTAGCTTCTACCTTACAAAAGAACGATAAAGGTTCTTGGTATGGTTGGGTTGTGACACAGGACAGAATTTTAGGACAAGAAGATAAGTCTTTGTACTTAAGTGCAAAAGATTTTTCTGGAAATGTATCTAAAGGGAACGTTCAAACAAAAGCTGATGTGGAAGAGAAAGTACAGGATTCAACTCCGTACTAATAAAAATGAGGGGGAAGGCAACTTCCCCCTTTACAAAGAAAAAAGAAATGATAATGAAAAAAGATAAATTCAAAAATATATTTAGCGGATTAACTATAGCATATGGACAATATCAACCTGGTGAACGTGGCGAAAACGGAAAGCAACAAGGAAAAGCTTTTATTGTACGTGGTACCGTCACCGAAGAACTCTGGGAAAACCATCTTACCGGAAAAGGTCCAGCCCTTGGGATTATCCCTATCACAGAAAATAATGATTGTAGGTGGGGGTGCATTGATATTGACGAATATAACCTTGATCACGTTGGCCTCATTAAAAGTATTCGGAATCTTAAACTCCCATTAATAGTTTGCCGTAGTAAATCTGGCGGCGCGCACGTATTTTTATTTACCAAAGAAAACATTCCTGCATCTTTGATGCAATCAAAATTAAAATCTTTCGCTATCCTACTTGGTTATGAAGGATCAGAAATATTTCCAAAACAAACAGAAATACTAGTGGATCGTGGGGACACTGGTAACTTCTTAAATCTACCCTACCACAATGAAATGAAAGGACTACGTTATGCTATCAACGATACTGGCGCCGGTTGTACACTTGAGGAATTTTATCAGCTCTATGATGTTTTCGCGTGTAGCAAAGAAGCCGTTGAAAAAATTAAGACGGAAGAGAAAAAAATAGAAGAAGCATTTCCTGGTGGCCCTCCTTGTTTAAATAAGTTAGCTTCGATTGGTTTCGGGGAGGGCTCAAGGAACAACGCACTATTTAATATTGCAGTTTATTATAAACAAGCAAACCCAGATACTTGGGAAGATGAAATAGTAAAAGCGAATATGAAATTTATGGAACCACCATTAAGTAATAGTGAGGTCCAACAATTAATTAAATCTGTAAATAGAAAAGGTTATGATAAGTATAGATGTAAAGACGCACCTATCAATTCTGTATGTCAATCGGGTTTATGTAGAACAAAAAGATTTGGTGTAGGATTCGGTGAAGAAGAAATGCCTGTACTTGGAAGTCTAACTAAATACTCATCAACACCACCACAATGGTTTTTAGATGTTAGTGGAACGCGGATCGAATTAAAATCAGAACAACTTTATAATCCAGGTATGTTTGCATTAGCGTGTTTAGATCAAGCTAATCTAGTTGTACCTGTACCAAAACCAAAAGATTGGAAACAACATTTTTTAAAACCAATGATGCAAAATTTACAAGAAGTAGAACCATTAGAATCTTTAAATCCTACTAATGAAATACTAGGATTACTACAAGACTGGACTACTAATAGACAATCAGCAAGAACGTTTGATGACATATTAAATAAACTTCCTTTCACAGATGAGAAGAGAGAGTTTACATATTTTAGAATGGAAGACTTTTATAATTTTTGTAAAAGAAATCATTGGGAAAAAGATAAAACACAGACAGGTAATTTATTAAAACAATTAGATGAGTTTGTAGAAGAATCAAGAATGAGAGTTAAGAAACAACAACCAAGATTAATTAAAATCAAAACAATGAAACAAACAGAACCAACAACTTCTAAAATTCCTTTTCAGGAAGAACATTTTTAATGTTTGATAAAGATGTAGGAGAAAATTGGCACTTAAGATTTCGTTTAAAGTTAGAGGAACTACAAAAAGAAAACGAATATCTTAAAATGAAAAACAGATTATTAACAAGGAAAATAAAAAAATATGAAAACAATAATATTAGGACCTCCTGGAACAGGCAAGACAACAACACTGCTGAATCTAGTGGACGAGTTCATACAACAGGGAATAAGACCTAAACAAATAGGTTATTTTTCTTTTACCAAGAAAGCTGCAACAGAAGCAGCAACTAGAGCTGCGGAAAAGTTTGGCCTGGATATAGAAAATGATTTAAGTAATTTTAGAACTTTACATTCTTACGCATTTAATCAGCTAGGAATGACTAAAGAAAAAATGATGGGACGTGATGACTACAAAGAGTTTGGTGAGAAATGTGGTATTCCTATTAAGATGGCAAAATTTTCTGACAGTGATGGTACCTTTAATTCAGACAATGAATATTTAACAATCATAAATACAGCTGCAGTTAAACGAATAGACTTACTAGAGTATTATGATTCAAGACAAAACATACTAGACATAGAAAGAAACACATTATTTTTATTAGCAGAAGAACTAAAAAGATTTAAAAAAGAAAAAGGACTCAAAGACTTTAATGATTTATTATTAGATTATATTGAAAAAGAATCTGCCAATAGTTTTAAAGTATTATTTATTGATGAGGCACAAGACTTATCTTTAATACAATGGGAAATGGTAAGGAAGTTGTGGTCCAATGCAGAGAAAACTTACATCGCAGGTGATGATGACCAAGCAATATTTAAATGGGCAGGTGCAGATGTAGATCACTTCATAGCTTTAAAAGAAGAAGTTAATGATATAAAAATATTAGATCAATCATATCGTATACCTGGTGGACCCATACACGAATTATCTCAAAGAATAATTGGTCAAGTACAAAACAGGTTTGATAAAGAATATAAACCTAGAGATGAAGAAGGTATCTTAAGAAGATATTCTGATATTACACAAGTAGATATGAGTGAAGGTAATTGGTTAGTGTTATCTTCAGCCAATCATTTTTTAGATGATGCAAAAGATTTATGTGAATTACAAGGATGGTATTATCAATTCAAAGGTATCAACTCTGTACCTTTGAAATTATTACTGGCACTAAACAATTGGGAGCATTGGCGTAAAGGAGAAATGTTAAATCATCTTGAGATAAAAAATATCTATGAATACCTTGGATCAAATGTATTAGAAGGATTTAGAAAAGGTAAAACATTACACGCTGATGACAAATATAAAATTGAAGACTGTAAAGAAAAACACGGTCTGATAACCGATAAGGTTTGGTATGAATCTTTTGAAGGATTAGATACCATTACTGAAAACTACATTCGTAATATGAGGGCGAATGGAGAAACATTAAATAAAAATCCTCGTATAACAATGTCAACCATACACGGAGCGAAAGGAGGAGAAGCTGATAAAGTTTTATTGATGCAAGACTTAACCAACGCTGCACTCGAAACATTTAGTTATGACCCGGATGAATTACATAGATTATTTTATACCGGAGCGACGAGAGCGAAGCGTGAATTACACGTCTTGGACCCAAGAGATTTTAATCGAGCTTATATATTATGAACTGCTGGCACTGCAACACTGAACTAATTTGGGGTGGAGATCACGACACGGAAGACAATGAAGACTATGATATTGTAAGTAATTTATCTTGTCCAAACTGTCATTCAGCTGTTGATGTTTGGCATCCATCTGAAAAATTAATAAAAGAATATAAAGATTATGAGGAGAAACAAAATGACAAATAGTGAAATATTTAAAAAAGCTGCATACGACTCACTAGATAAGCAGGTCGGTGGGAAGCATTACCGATCGATGAAAATTCAACCTGCAGAATTTATAAACGAAAACAAGTTGCTATTTGCAGAAGGCAACGCTATAAAATACATCTGTAGACATCAATCTAAAGGAAAAGAAGAGGACGTGAAGAAGGCAATACATTATTTAGAAATGATACTTGAAAGGGATTACTCGTGAGAAGTACCCAAATACCGTTGTTTACTCCAGAAACGGAATGGGTGATGCCAGATGAACTTAAAGATTTAAAAGGTCATAAGGAAATAGCAATCGATTTAGAAACAAATGATCCTCATTTAATTACTTTAGGGTCAGGTAATGTC